ATTCACCATAAAGACGAAAACAAGCTAAACAATCACCCGGATAATTTAGAGTATCTTACCAGTAAAGAACACAACGGAACTCACGATACTTTGTCCCGCGTAGATGAAGAAAAACGTTTAAAAGCTTTACGTGCTGCCGTCAAAAAGCGCCGCAGTTACGCAGGAGCAGGAAATCCCAATTACGGAAAGCGGAAACAGGCAGTTGGAAATGACCTGAACCATAAAGTAAAGGAGGTCATCTTTGAGCATAGAAAGGAGGAAGTCTACAGTATTACGGTCGAGCCGGAGCATAACTATGCCTTGTCCATTGGAATCTTCGTTAAGAATTCCCAGGTCGAAGATCGTATGTGCAAAATGTACACTCGTGCACCGAGATTGGTCGAGTTAGCCAATAGGCATCCTTCTGTTTACGATGTTCATACACATAATGCAACATTGGTATTCGGTGTCGCTGAAGACAGGGTAAGCAAGGATCAACGCTTCCTCGGTAAAATAGTCTCGCACGGTAGTCAACGAGGGATGACAGGCAACAAGCTGAGTGACAAGCTGCTTTCTGACTATGATTTATTGGTTCCTCCTGATGAATGCCAGGGAATGCTTGACAAGTTCCTTGCTGAATTGTGGGAAATTAAGGACATATTCTTTCCCTGGGTTAAACAAGAAATCATAATGAAAGGAAGACTGATTAACAGTTGGGGTCAGGTGTGGAACGTGAAGGATGAAACTTTGGACGAAGACTTGTATCGTCGAGGCTACAGCTTCCCAATGCAATCCGAAGCAGCCCGGATGATGTTCAACTGGGGCTTGATTCCTGTGCAAAAATATCTCACCACAAACTATTCACGTCTTAAATCTCGTATCAATATCCCGCGTCATGATGCATTAATAATGAGTGTTCCTTTTGACCATTTGTATGAGGTAAGTATATTTACCCTTGCCAATCTTGAACGTCCTAGAGAGATAATGGGAAACTGGTTGACTGTTCCCTGTTCGGTTAAGGTGGGCCTGAACGATGCTTACGACGAAAAGAAACATGAGGGGATAGAGTTTAAGAGTATGCCTGGGAGGAACGAATTCATGGATAGGGTGAAGGAAGCTCTGCAATTATAAGCAGACCGGTTAATCAACTTTACTTGGAGGAGGAAGAATCATGGCGTGGTTGTTATTCATTTTGGGGCTTATTGTAGGCATGGGAGCAGGGATCTTTCTGATGGGGTTGTTGTCCATAACCCGAAGCGTTGATGACCGCTATGCAGGAGAATAGGATAATGCAAAATGCCGGACTCAAAACTTACTCAGTGGATTTCAGAGACAAGCATTATCAATTACTTTCTCCACGCACACGCTTATTCGCCGGGACAGACGCCTAGGAGTTTTTACTTATGGTCGATTGTTAATGCTATAGCAGCAGTAGCCATGAACAAGTTCTACTTCTGCAAGTTTCCCGGCAGTCCAATGATACCCAATATCTACACATTTCTAGTAGCACCGAGTGGCGTAGGCAAAGGAACAGCAATCTTCAGTGCGACAAACTATCTGCTTCCCTACAAGCCATTTCTCAAAATGTATATAGGAAGGTCCACACATTCAGCTTTTATGAAATTTCTTACCACCCCAATGGGAGTAATTGTTGATGCAAATGGCGTGATTCAACACCCACACGAGAATGGAAGTGAACCAAGTACACCGGGATTCTTAGTGAGTGAAGAGCTTTCTTGGTGCCTGGGTAAAGGTGATCGAGCAGCGGAGTTTATACGTTTGATGACAGCTATCTACGCTCAATCAGGTAGAGACTTTGAGGAAATGACGCAGCAATTTGGCTACCATTCAATGCACAATGCTTGTATTAACTGGATAGCTGGTAGTACAAAAGAATGGTTATTGGAAAGCATTGGAGTAAACAATCTGCTGTCCGGATTTGCAAGTAGAATTATCTGGATAATAGAAGAAGACGATCCAAGTAAGATGACTGCCTGGGCAGTAGTACCTCCGAATTTTGAGGAGCTGAAGACTTATATTGAGTACAGAATCAACACTCTCTACCACATGCCTGGATGTGAGCTTGTACTATCTCCTGCTGCGAGATTTGCTTGTGACAGATGGTATGCTCAATGGTCAGAGAGAAACAGGCTGGAGAAAGATAAAGCTCTTCGTCCGTTGTACGCCAGAGGTCACGATTTAGCACTAAAGTTATCTATCCTGCTGCGAGTTGCCGACATGGATGCGGCCGATCCACAACGCCATGTGGTCAGACAGGAGGAAATGGAACAGGCTATTCTGTGGGTAGAAGACTTAATGATGAATCACTACGTTAAACTCTTGGCGCTTGCTTACAAGTCAGGGGACAAAGAGGTTGGATGCACTGACGACGTAGGAGAAATTGTAAAGAGCTTCTTACCGGGAGAATGTACCAGAAGCGCACTGATTAAACGAGCACATAATAGAGGTCTGAATGCAAGAATGGTTGAGGGGAGCCTGAAAAGTTTGATGGAGCAAAGAAAGGTTGAAATGATTCCGGGACCGGGGGGAAGGAGTGGAGTGTTTTATTGGACAGAGAAAGAGAGTGCCAGGGATAAACTGGTTAGACAGCATTTGCCAAGGGAGTTGAATTGAACAGGGGAAGTGATTAATCTATGAAGGAGGGGGAGAGTGTTGGGTTGCTCTCCCCTTGAGAGGAGTTGAAGATGGATTTTTTCGTAATGCTTATGTTCTTCGTAATCCTGATGATGATAGGTTCGGGCAAATAGTCTACATTAGAGGCTGGCCTGAATCTGCTATGTTACTCATCCCTGAAAAAGCTTGAGGTGCGGAGGTGGCTTGTTCTCGTCTTTTGCCTGGATACTTAATGTAAGAATCAAAAGCTGTCTGATTTCTACGTTTAGCTTTCAGTGCCTCATTCATGGAAACCGCTTCCAAGTTAAATAATCCTTGTAGAAACCTTCCGCTTCCTGGGCCTTCAGCAACATCATTCAGTAATGATCTAGCCAGTTTAGAGTTAGTCATCACAGCTGATAGTCCATGTGCTACCATACCAAAAGCTCCTAAAGTCAGAGCGGCTTTAACTGCTTGGTCTTGATCTCCTGAAAGTGTCTGATATCCCATTGTCATAAGCAATCCACCTTCAAGCATTTTTGGGACCATCTTTTCGGCAAACTTGGCATCTGCTAAATACTTACCTGCGTTAGCTACTTTTGTCCACACTGCGTCAGCCTCTTGACCAAAAAGTTCTTGTCTTACTTCTCTCGGGTAACGATTGTAGATTGACCAAGCCTTACCTTCGTCAAAAGCTCCTGTTCCTTGATCAAAGGCTTGCACCAGAATGTTATAACGTAAGGGCTTTCTCACGGCTTCTTCGAAAGTGGGAATTTCTGCTACTGCTACCTTACCATTCATACCCTCTGTAGCAAAGTCCCAAAGATTTTTAAGTTGTTTTAATTTGCTCGGCATGTCTTTAGGGGTCATTAAAAACGGTAGTACGGTTTCCGGTGACTGCGCTACTTGCTTTATTGTAGCCTCTGCAAATTTTTGATACTGTACACCAAGAGCTGTACCATGAAATTCGTTAGCGAGTTTATAGGCAGCTAAAGCTTCTGGGCCTGCTTGTGTCAACATGGCTTCGTCTATAACAGTGTTTGTTCTCTCTACTGCTCCCGCTAATCCTTTTACTTTTCCAGCATCTTTTCCGGATTTTTTTAGCGCTTCATTCATGTCGCGTTTAGCAAAAATCAGATCCTCTAAAGCCATGTCCGGTTGCACTGTTTGCTTGGGTATGGCAGGCAGTCCGGTTGAGGGGTCTATGATTTTGGAAGCCTCGATTGTTTTGGCTTCGGGCATGTAGCTCATTAAAGCCTTATAAGCTGGTCCTATTTCATCCGTATCTTTGTAGCGTTCTAAGGCATTTTTTAATTCATCGAAAGCTTCTTTAGGAGCAGTGAAGTTTTTACCTGTGTAATAAGCATCCGATTTTTGGAAAAGCGCGGTCTTTGTGTCTCCCACCCATTTAGCAAACCCTTCGGGAATATACTTGGTTCCGTAGTTTTCGTAGTGTCCATAAAGAACTCCTTGTAGCATATTACCCATAGTCACCGGACCTGCTTCAGTACCTACCTTATTCATAAATCCCTTATAAATGTCTCCGAGTAAAGCTACTCGATCAGAGCGGGCCGCTTTAGCGGAACCTTCCGTGAACATGCTACCATCAGTAATTGATTGCCCGAAGCCGAGTATTGCTCCTGACTTACCTTCCATTTGTCCCATAGGCAGTGAACTACCTTCGGAGGATAATAGCTCTTGCGCGTCTCTGGCACGTAGAGCCATAGCAGAATTTAGTTTATTACTTGTTGTGAAAAGCTTTTTAGCTATCCATTTTCCTGCTGGTGGTATAGCAAGACTTGAAGCTACATCAATAAAAGCAGCAGTTCCGGCATTTTGTAGTAGCTCTTCGGGGGAACGGTATTCGCCGCCAATTAAATCTATCCCAAGACTCGCAGCAGCAGAAACCGCTCCATTAGCCAAAGCACTTACATAGGGAGCTGCTCTACCGGCTAGAGGAACAAAAGCTGCCGGACTCATTGCCATTCCAGCAGCAGTAGCTAAAGCTCCAGCTCCAACCATTGCTCCTGTTCTAACGGTTTGGTTGAAGTTAGGCTGTGCTTCTTGAATACGCTTATTGACTATTTCATCCTGCGCTTCTTTGGCTGTAGAGTACATGTCAGTGGAAGGAGTATTGATATTGACAGGAGCATTCTCAGTACCCTCAGTAACTTTCACAGCTCTATCCGGATTGAACTCTTCCATCTATTTGACTCCTTACTGGGCGGTCTGCCAAGGATTATTGGGATCTCCTGTAAATTTTTTGCGTACTTTAGTTTGAGGATCTATATATATTTGCCCGACTTCGAAGGCTGACTTGTCCTTATACAGTTTACTTTTATGCTCAGGTATAGATCTTAGAATAGTTTCCTTGGCTTTAGAAACTTCTTTGTAGAGTTCTTCAAGTCCACCTGATTCAATCTTGTTTGCTTTATTGGCGGCTATGTGACCCTTAGCATAGTATTGAATCTTGGTTATACCGTTTAGTAACCTATCAGTAAAAGCATCGGGGTCAAGTTCAACACCTGCTTGTAAATCTTCTACTAAGCGTTTCTCTGTTTCTGTTAAGTTCTTACCACCTAGAGCAAACAACAAGTTAGCGGTATTGGTTGCTACTCCTGCAAGTCTGTTTCTGACAGTATTCATATACCGCATGTGTTCAGGAGTATATGTACTGAATTTATTAGCAAAGGCTTTTTTGGTTGGTTCCAATACACCTGTAGGTAAGTCGCTTATATCAAACTTTCCTCCTTGTAGATCGGTTAGCGCACTAACAGCACTATCAAAACCTTCACCAATATCAAGTGCCGATCCAATCATAGCTCCTTGTTCCTTGGATTGTTCCGCATTGGCTAGAACGGGTACTTCGCGTTCAGCCGACAACACTTGTTTTCTCTGATTTGCTTCTGTTGTTGCTGCTTTCTCGGAATAAGTCTGAGTTGTGCCGGGAACTAGCGCACCACCCGCAAGAACTTTAGCTTTAACTGCTTCACCTTCCCCGTAGGCTTTAATGTTCTGTTCTTCTTTTTTGGTTGGAGCTACTTTAGTAACTCCTAGAATAGTTCTGGTTGTGCCGCGTTCGGGGTTAAATTCTGTTGAGTAAGGGATTCCTTTGTCAGTAATACCTTGTTGAAATTGCGATCCTCTTCCTTGTTTCTGCGCTATCATATTGCTGTAGATTTCCATTTGTTTACCTACAGGCTGTTGAGCAATATAGGCAGCTGTCTGTTGGTCCAGTGTAGGGTGCTCTATTTTAAAGCTGGACACTTCTCCGTTTTCGTTGACGGTAGCTGTAGTTCCTATAGGCAAGTTCATTAGTGTAGCAAGATCGTACTCACCAGGAATAGGAGCCTCTTGAACTGGTTCTGGATTAACTGAACCAGAAGCAACCGTAGCATCAGTAGCCGTGTTGTTTCCCAATAACTGAGCGTAGTGCTTGTAGTGCTGATTTACTAAGCCTACATATTCCTGAGTTTCTTGGTAAGGAGGAATACCTTTATGTTGCGCCACTGCTCCCGGTCCAGCATTGTAAGCAGCTGCAATTAAATCCTTGTCTCCGTTGAATTTATTCTCCAAGTCTTTGTAGATCTTAGCCGAGGTTTTAATATTTGTAGGTGCGTCAAAGAGTTGTTTAGGGTTCGCTCCATACTGAATAGCAGTATTCGGCATTATTTGTCCCAAACCGCGAGCACCTTTAGGAGAGACTGCTTGTGGGTTAAACTGTCCGCGAGTTTCTACAGAGTTCATTGCAATATAGTGTGCAGGATCTTTGATTCCTTCTGTCGAAGCTGCTTGAAGAAATTCCTGAGAATATGGAACATCTTCAACAGACTTGAAGCGAGTTAGATCGGATGGGTCTTTTATAGGAGTATTTGAGGCCGACGGAGAGGCTGCTGTAGTTGGAGTTGCCGCGGGCTTTCTTGTTCCTGACGAAGCAGCGTTGAAATTGGATTGGAATTGTTTTTTGTTTACGAGCTTGTCATAAGCCTGCCCATACATTCCCGCTACAGTACCTTCAGGAACATCCATGCCGACCTGAGGGGCCATGTCTTTAGCCCACTTGATTGTTTCTGTGGTCTGTTTATCGGGATTTTTGAATATGTCTGCAATAGCAGAAACAACAGCTTTCTGAGTATCTTGCTTAGTCTTAAACTCTTCCTTCTTCATCTCCATCGCTGTTTGTTGTCTAGCCTTGCGCTCTTCAGGTCCAGCAAGAAAGGGTAAACCCTGCTGCACATTCTGTACACCGTTCAATATCAGTCCTAAAATTCCACCACCACCCGGACCACTAAGTAAGCCCATGAGTTACTCCTTACCCTGTACCTGTTAATTATCCAAACAATCCAGCACTAAGAAAGCTCATCATTGAGTTACCTTTACTGGTAGCTGCTGCTGTGTTGGCGTTCTTTATTGCTGCTTGAGCGTTTGCTGTGTTGCTTAAACCTGAGAATGCGTTCGATTGTCCACCAGTTACCAGCCCAGGTAGCATGGACATGATGTATTTACCTATATCCATTCCAGCGTTGTTGGCTGCAAGTTCACTGCTGAGTCCCGTTTGAGCCAGGATGCTTTCGCCGTAAGGAGTTCCGGACAGTCCACTGGAAGCCAAACCACTTTCAGCTTGCTTCATAGCTTCTGAACCTGCTACTTTACTGGATTCTACTGCGCGTTGAACCATAGGAATACTTGCACTGGTGCCGCCGGTCTTCCAGGCTTCCATGCCTTGACTCATAAGTTCTTGAAAGCCGGGCTTGGACTCGTTCCACACTTGTTTGCTTATGTCGGCTAAAGCTTTAGTTGCTGCCGTATCTGAACTACTGCTACCACCTTTACTTCCTCCACCACCCATTATCAACTCCTCTCTTTAGCTTACTGTCCCACTAACCACAAGCAGCTAAGAAATCATCTTTAGTCATTTGAACCAGCCAAGCGTCTTCAATTCCAGCCCAACCTTGGGGAACTTTACAGACTACTTTGTAGCCGAGTTTCTTGTGAACTTTTAGTAATCGTTCCTGCTTTGTAATGCCTTGTACTACATGAAACAGTTTGAATATTTCGTTGTATATGTCTAAGGTAATCTGAGCACCTTCTTTAGCTGATCGTAGTTTCGGTTTAAGCCAGATGGAAAAGAAGATAACCCCTGGACTGACAGCGGTTCCCCAGGCAGCAAACTTGATCTTGTTGTTGTCGTCGGGAACGTAGATCATTCTAACCTTGCTGAAGTCGTTGAAGTATTGCATGAACATTCCAAGAGAATGATTAAAAGGAAAGAGGATCTTATCTAGTTCTCCTGTGTTTACGAGTTCAAGATACCAATGTAGCAAAGTCATGGAATCTTCAGGATTTCCTTGATAGATTCTTATCACCGTTTCCTCTTCAACTAAGCGTTTCATGCAATCCCCCTGTCAGTTATTTGACACATATTAAGGTTAGTTTGTCAAGAATTGTTTGTATTGTCGGGCTTTAATAAACTCTTCACTAACATCGGCATCTATCCCGATACCGAAGATTTCTACACTGTCAGTCAAGCTTCCTGTTAGACGCACAGCAATTCTATTGTAGCTCTTTCCTATGGGTATGACTGTTGTAGATCGTGTTGCTGAACTCATAGGACCGAGAGTTGTTTCTCCAAGGTCTGTAATTAGGGTAACAGTTAAAGCTTCTCCATTAGTATCAGCGTCGATGTAGATATGATTGACCATTATCTCCTTATCCATGTCGAGCTGAATTTGGGATGTTTGAACATCAAAAGGAATAGCAGTTGCTTCGTCTAGAACTGTACTGAGCTTGTTTAGTTCATAAGCTCCTGTAGAGTTTCCTCCATAGAGTTTACCGGCTTGTTTATCGGCAAACAGACAATCATATCCCACTCCAACATCTCTCCAGGTGTCATTGGTTACATGGTAAGCAAGAGTCTGATCACCGTCTGAAATGTAATACTCGTCTTCAAACCAAGCAGCACAGGTGCCTACAAAGGCGGTCAGGTTCTCGACGTCTTCACCTGAGAGTAATCTACCTAACTGTGTCCATCCCATTCGTTCGGAACGAGTACCATTGAACAAGCGCACTCCGTCCAAAGCTTGGTACATTATTCCGTAGGGAGTAGGTGTAACAGTATCAGGAGCACTCGTACCTGGAACTCCGAAGACTTCTCTACTGTAGAATGGGTTGGTTCCATAAACTTGATACAAGTGAGCTTTGGAGAATACGTACAGGAATCCGTTCCATTTGATTAAGTTTTGCAAAGGATCGCCGGAAGTTGTGACACGAATGAAACCTTCATTAGCTTCAGCGTAACCTACTCTTGAATAGTATAAATTGCCTGATGTAGCAGTAGTTCGCATAGTCCAGAATACAGTAGAGTTGAATACAGCACAGTAGCCAAAGTTGGAGTCGGGTACTATATTGTAGTACTCTAGCGCAGTTGAGGACAGCAGATCGGCATTTGAGCGAGGGTCCATTATGTAGCAGTCAGCTACAGTATCAGTGTAGGTAGTTGTAGCGTTGGTTACTCTATCGCAATAAAAAGGAACACTACCATCACCTATGGTACGGTAGATATTTTTATGAGTTACTTGCGTATCAGCAGATACAGGTAGACTTGCTAAAGCTATAGCTCCTTTATAGTTGTTTTCTATTACTACTTCCGTAGGATTAGGATTACTTTCACTGCCGCTGTCTTCGTTGTAATAAGTAACAAAGTATGTATAATCTCCCTGCATACCACAACCACCGACCATTTCTATTTGATCTAGTTTAACATTGACTGCACCAAGAGAGTTAGCTTTGATTTTAACTCGAACAGCATCAACATCAGACCAATCAAAAGCACCTGAGCCGGAGCGAGTAAAGGAGGACTTAGCAGCAAATAAATGTTGCCAGTTGTCTATATCGTAGTCAGCTATGGTTGATTGTTCCAGCGCTTGACGGAGAAGATTCTGATAGGCTTTACTTTTAAGATAAGTGTTCTGTTGCTTATCTGTGATTACTTGGTTGTCGGCTTCTTGGGTTAGTGTAGAATATTCATCAACACTTCCTAGACCGAATAGACCCGAACCAGCGAATACGTTTATAAGACTTCCTCCATAGCTGTTGGGTGTGGTTGAGGTTGAAGAGGGATTGAAGTTGAATGTGTAGGTAAGAGTATCAGGAGAGAAGGAAGTGTTGTTTAGAGAAAATTGAATTTGAATATATTCCAAGTTAGCTGGTTCATCAATGAAAGCATGGAAGGATATATAGTCAGCATCGGAAGCTTCATCGCCACCAGTGAACTCATTCAAGTCTAAGGATACGTTTCTATAGATATAACCTTTTGTACTGGCGGCAACGGCTACACTTATTGATTGAGTGCCTTGTACGTAATATACGGCATCATCTACAACAGCGGCATTGTAAGGAGTCCACTCTGCCGCACTCTCACACATGTTGATTGTCTTGGTATCGGCTGAAGATAGAGTAGCTGTGAATCCGTCGATTGGTGCAGTAATTCCCCACTGAGAATACACGCCTGTAGTCGGGTTCATTTTATACAAAGCGTCACCGTTGGACACGAACAGCCAATCAGTTTTGTTGGACACTGGAGGACAAGATAGGAATGATAAACTTGTACCGGAGACAGTGAGATTGGTTAATCCTCCATAAAGAGTCGTACCGTTGAATGTGTAGAGATCACCATCAAATACGAACAAGGACTTAGCTGCATAAGAGTTTAGTTTGGTGCTGCCCCGACGTGATCGGATTGATTGTGTCTGTACCGGATGTACTCCACGAGCACGACGAAGAGAGTTTACCGGACACATATCTTCAGGAGGAGAGAGACAGAGGTATTTGCTGAAATCTCGAAAAGTTAATCTAGCCATTATGCTGTGCGCCTCCAAAAGTAGACTACGAAAAACGGGGGAAGGTCTGAATTTGTGCCGCTTGTGGTCGAACCTATGTCTGTATCGTGAGTATGCGTTGCTGAAGCTACACTTACAGTTGCTCCTCCTCCAACGTCGTCAACGGTTTCTGTTGCACTTGGAGCGCCGGAAGTAGTTGTAGCAGGATCAACCGCATGGGTGTGCGTTTTGGAACCACCTGTAGCCAGAACTGTTCCAAAGTCAGGGTCGGCTGATTTGTAGCCTACAAGGAATTGACCTTGAGCTATCTGTGACCATGTACCGAAGCCAAGAAGGGATGCAGGGTTAGTAGCTACAGCAGAAGTAAATATACTCCCAACGGGCCAAGCAGCAGCAATAGCAATACCGTAAGATCTTGCAATAGAAGCGTTTACTTCGGCACGGTTTACTGTGTGCGTGAGAGAGGAGGAGTTTTTACTGGTTACTTTAAGACTCCGAGTAAGTCCTTGCTTGATGCTGTTACGGAAAGAGTTGCTTTGTCTTAGGGTGTTTGCGTTGATTGCCGAATTGGAGGTTTGAGGAGTGCCTACATTGAGAAGGCTCTTTCCCTGCAAGTCAATGTCTGAGTCGATGGAAGCGGTTTGACCGTCTGAGCCTTTCAAGGAGGCAAGTTGGAGTTCAAGTTCACTTAAGTGATTGTTGAACTGATTGCAAAGGTCCTGAGTTTCAGGGGAAGCATTGGATGGAACTGTTATGCGTTGAAGCAAAGAGATCATTTCTTTTCTCCTGGTCTATTGCGAATGATTCCAAGAAGAGAAAAGAAGAGATCGGATAATTCTTGGCAAAGGGATGCAAAGGCTTCTGATTGATGCTTGGATGGACGAGCAAACTCCCAAGCAAGGATTTGATAAACTATCGGGAATACCAGCCAAGTGGGAATGTTGGAGGACTTGCGTGAAGAGTAGAAAATGAGTAGAGAGTTTGAAGGAATGAACGGGCCGAGTGGGAAACTTGGTGAACCGTCCTCGGTGCCGCTGGTTGCGTTGGGTGTAGGGTAGAGGCGAAAGGTTCGAGCTGTTGAATCCTCTTTAGTGTACGCCCAGGGACTTCCTTTGTGATCTTGCCAGGAAGCTGAGTAAGCACTGAGTTGTTGAGTGGAGGTCAAGCGAAGTTCTCTGCCGTTGAAAATGATAGCCTGTTCGCAAATTGCGTTATCCGGAAAAGAGTATTCGTTGGTTTCGGCGACTAGAGGAATAATTTCGGCCTCGATCAAAGGGGGGGCAAGTATGCGACCAAGATCATCAAGCACTTGATCGAAGTAGCTGGAGATGGTTACTGAGTCGGCCTGGGATTGAGTTAAGTCCTGCACGAGTGTTAGGATTTCGGCTTTGGTCATAAGTTACGTTCTCCCTTAACCCTGGCTGAGACTTGTCCGGCACGCTGCATGAACTGTTTAATCTTTCCGGTAGCTTCGGTGAGTTTCTGACCTCGTGCTGTAGATGTGAGTAAAACGGTTTCAGCGAGGTCCAAGCAGAAGGTCAGGTCTTCATCGGGAAGAGTCATGGCATCGGTTAGTTCATCTATTACAGGAGTTTCGTAGACGTAGTTCACTGTAACGTTGCGGGTTACTTTAGGAGTTGGAGTTATTGCTATATAGGTGTAGCCAATTTGAGCAAACATGTTGGGACGTTGCGCAGAGCTCACCAACCAGTTGGAGTTGACGCGACTGAGTTCTTTCCAATCTTTAGCCTGTGCGAGTTCTTTGTATTCGTCTTCTATTCCGTTGACTTGAATGCAGTCGGTTAGATCGGCTTGAACATCATAGAGAGGTTTAGCGGGAAGTACAGCCAGTGTGGCGCTCTTGATCATGCGTTTCATGAAGGCTTGAGTAGTGGATTGGGCAAGAGAAAGTATTTGCATAGTAAGTGCTTGAGAGAAAGCTGTACCTCCAGTTGAACGAGTACGATAAAGGAGTAAATCCATCATTTCAGTAGCGGTTTTTGGCGTCATTTATGTGATTCCTTTCATTACTTCTCTACAAAAACCATGACCAAAACCTGCTATATAGATGGTATTATGCTTACTGCGAAAAAAGAAATTAGGACCATGCCACCATTGAAATCCTATTCTTCCTTGTTCAATTAGACCGCATTCGTGTCGATAATAAAAAGGATTGAATGTCATTTATATAATTCCTTTATGCTGATAAAGGATTCCATTCAGAGAGAACCTGATCACGAGCTGTCATAATATCCGATTGCCCGGCATTGGATCGTTGCAGGTTCCATTTGAGAATAATGGATTGATCGTCGGCTCCTCGTTCGGCGATAGCCATTGAGCGCATTTTGGCAGTCCATTTAGTTTCCTGGCGTTCGTGCCAGTTAGCGTAGAACTGAGCAATGTCAGGCTTACCGGCATCTGCTGCTTTGGCTGCTTTGTAGCGGAAGGCGTTGACAAGAGCACCTTCTTTAAGCACGTAGGGATCAAGAAAGCGTGGAAGCAGCGCGTCGAGTTCAAGCCTTGGAGGATCTTGCCAGTAAGTGTAGATAAGCATTTCCACTTCTTGTGGTGGTGGGTAGATTTCAATTCGGCGAGTTCCTGTTTCCTCGTCTGCTCCTTGATCGCACCAGAAGCGTAGAGTTCCACCAATCATAGGACGGAAGGAGGCTATTGCGTCCAGTTCGTCACGGTGGATGTTCTCCATCTGAATCATTTGACGAGAGTTTAGAAGCTTACCTATTGTTTTGACGTCATCGGGGAGAGCATAGAAACGCTTTACAATGTAATACGTTCCGCTGCTAACGTCATCTTCGCCGAAGTCTGACTTGAGAATGAGCGAAGAGTTGGAGGAATTGAAATAAGCTATCTCATACCAAGCTGTACGAGTGCGAAGATACCAACCATTCAAGGTACTGTTCCACAAGGCTTGGGCTGTAGCATCACCGGTGATTATATTGGAGCCGCGAGTAGCTGTGATCGAGCCGCCGGTTATGTATGCTGCAAGATTGAGTTCACCTACTTTCATCAAGTGTCTGGGCTTACAGCGTCGAACGTATTCCTGATAGCGTTCATTAACCCAATCAGCAGCAAGAACGAAAGCTGTTTCATCGGCAATATCGGCTATTACTTTTCTGGCTACTTGTTCTACAGTTTCTTGCAAGGTTTACTCCTTAAACTATATAACAGTGGGGACACCTTTATTCACAACGAGTCTTACCTTTAATGGGATTCAATTTTAGTGAACCGTTGGATTGAAAAGGTTTAGCTGTAGTCATAGGAGCCGCTTTCTTGGTAGACGGTTTAGCTACTTTCTTGGTTGCTTTCGCCATTGGATTCTCCTTGAAGGTAAATGGTTGTATGTCGATCTATCTCAGTAATCTTCATGGGTAAGTTTAGATCAAATCCCGCTTTTTTCAAAGCATAAGTTGTAGCTTCTTTAGACCAGAATAGAAAGAGTGAAGGAGGAAGGTCGTGTGCAGTGTTTATTGTGAGAGTTGCCATTGCATAAAACCTCCTAAGTCTGAGGAAGTTCAGGTGGTGGTTACTTGTTTATAGAGATCGTTCATGTAATAGGAGTACCTGTCTAGTTTAAACTGTTGAGATAGATTGGTTACTTCCTGATTGACTAAATCGGGGTTAGTTTTAAGCCTATAGATTAAACGATTAAGTGCGTTAGCTACACTTTCAGGTTCACTCGGTTTCATAGTTTCGCTTGCGCCAACACAACCGGACATAGCTACAACAGGAGTTCCACAAGAGACAGCTTCGCCTACTGTGCGAGTTGCTATGCGCTGAGGAGAAAGCAGGATGTCGGCAGCTCGGTATACTTCTTCCATGTTTGGACGTCTTGCCCATACTTCGCCAAGAGCGTTGAGAGAGCGAAGTTCTTGCAGGATAAACTCCCAACAGCGTAGAGGAGTTTCCATCGCATAGAAGTGGAATTTTACATCGTTGCGCTGTTTGGCAAGTTCTATTACACCATGAGCTATTTCGTAGATATCGACGTCTTCTCGCCAAGATTCAGCCAGCATTATGTTGTACTTACCGCCCATAATCGTGTAGTCATGTGTTGGTCCAATGGAGGAGAAACGGGCTTCGTCTATTGGAGGAGCTGAGAGAGTGTAGAGTTTGGAATCCGGAATGATGGGTTTCCAAAACTTTGTATGATAGGGCCAAAAAGAGATCAGCTTCTTGACCCTGGGCCACTGTGCGAGGTTACGCATGAGTGTGTAGGAAGCGCCTTTATTGAACTGTTCGGGCTTGAAACAAGCAGCAGGTCTACCGTGCAAGATCCAGAGAATCGGTGCTTGGTTGGGAGCTATCCAAGGGTCGGGAACTCCGGTGTGAGCGATGAGCAGGTTTGCGTTGAGAGCTTCAGAAGGGTCTACTGTGGTGAGTGTTGTTCCCCCACGAGCGTCTTCTTTACCGGGAGTGCCAGGAGTGTGAACATCGTTTACAATAGTCCCGGTGTCGATAAAATGTACTTCATGGCCTGAACGTTGATCGGCAACATACATATCTCTTGCGGCTTCATACAAACCGCAGCCGTTGGGAGCAAAAGGAGCGAAGTGGATTATCTTCATGCAGGGCTACCTCCTGCTATAAGTAGACAGTAGTCGTTAATTTTGTTCGGATTGAGCTGAGTGCGGTCAATGTTTTTGTATGCTCCCTCACGCCATTTGAATTTTGAGAAGTAGCCGTGAGTATGCCAAGCGTGAATGTGGTAATCGGTGGAGCTTATTTTGTCGTCGGACATGCAGTGAACATCTAAACCACCCAGAGTCATGTTGTAACCAAAGACGGCGCTTGCAGCTAACTGACCTGCGTACATGGTTAGTACACCCTGATACCATTTAGGCCACTCACCGAAACCGTCAGGGAACTCTTCAGCGCGAAGGCGTTTGCAGAACTCCATCTGGATTTGAGAGTAGAGAAGAGCTGATTCGGTTGGGGCTATGAAGGTTGAGCCTACGTTGTTGAAGATTGATTGATAGCCCCATTTTGCTGAGATTTGTGCAAGCTTGGCAGCAACGATTGGCTCGGAAGCGTACATACCGATTCCAAAGAGTGCGAGGCGAGGTTTCAGGCGAAGGAAGGAAGGAGTCAAAAAAGTGTCGCAGTCGGTTCGGAGTATGTATTGATAGTTGGATAGAATGGAAGCTTCGGGTCGAGTTAGATATTCGATGCTATTTATAAATGGATAGTCTTTCCATGAAAGGTCTAGTTCAGTGTGAGGTTTAAGTGGAATACAAATGACATCACCAAGAGCATCTGGAAAATTGGTTATCGTCGGATTATAGAAAGCTACTAGATCCGAAACCTGCCAAGAGCCACTGTAAAGCCATGACTTACGTAACCACTGAAACTCTTGCAGGATGTTTTCGTTGTTATCAACGTATACAGCAATCCCCACCCTCTTCATAAACAAATCCTTGCTAGAAGTTTTCTAACGTTAATCCAATCACTTATTACTGTAGTTTGTGGACCGTTTACTTTAAAATTCCAACGGTACTGAAAAGAACTGATTAAAGGTTCGTAGTCATATAGCCAAGGATGACAGGTATCATGAACTACAATTATAGGAACATGGCGTAAATTGGTTATTGATACAGCTCTTTGTAGAGCTATACCATGATCTACAAATGCCAGTCCCCAATATTGTTTATACTCAGGAATATCTAAAAAGTCAGGCACGGATTTGATGGTGTGCCAATCGCGGCGAAGTTGTGTGAAGGTGTCTAACCAATCAGCGTTGGATTCAAGGGTTGTAAGTGGGCGGTTAGAGGCGGCGCATAGCCCATGTAACATTGGGGTACTTCCGTACCCTGCACCAAGTTCTAGTACAGGGCCGGAAGATAGGGACATGCAGGCAGAAAGTATCGGAACGTGGGAAAAGTAAGCAGCGTCCATGAAGACTTTCTAAGTTTTGCTGTTGATTGTTGAAATGATCAACGCTATGGAGGTCAGCGTACTTTGAACCGCCGACTGTAACGTTGAAGCCCAAGTAGAAATAGAATCCGTTCGGCTGATTACTGTAGAAGTTCCCGTACCGACTGAATCTACTTTACTCTGAACAGTGGATACTTGAGTACCTACGCTTCCTACGCTGGCAGCATTTGCACCAACTACGGAGTTTACGGTCGATACCTGAGTTCCCACACTGCCAACACTTGCTGCGTTGGCTAGAACGGTTGATTTAACGGTTGAAAGGTTGGTGCCTACTGAGGTTATTGAAGCTGCGTTAGCTCCAACTACCGAGTTGATTGTGGAGGCCTGTGCGCCAACAGAAGCTACGGAAGCAGCATTAGCAGCAGTCACGGAGCGAACAGTGGAAAGACTGATACCGATACTATCTGATTTACTGTTGATCGTAGATGCCTGGATTCCTACACTTTGACCAAGAGAAGTAGTGGTCGAAGCCTGAATTCCGACGCTGTCTACTTTAGAAGTAAGTGTTGATTGAGGAGCGCTGAGAGCCGCATTGCCAGTACCTACACTGATTATACGACTGTCAATGATAGACTGCACACCAGCAACACTGGCAACAATGCTGTTTACTGTAGAGGTCTGAACACCGATGGAGTCAGTTTTGCTTTGAACTGTAGAAGCCTGAACTCCAACCGAACCTGTCAAACTATTGACGGTAGAAGCTTGAGCACCTACAGAATCTACCTTGGCAGTGATATCCGTAGCTGTGCCTAGAGCCGAACCGCCTGAGCCGTCTGAGTTGTAGCCTACGCAGTCCGTACCCCACTGAAGTTTTGCGTTGTTGGATACATAGGTTGTACCGGAAGCTACGCGCAAGCGAACGTCTTCAGCAAAACCCGTAGTGTTGGCATGGAGGCCAAGAGCAGCAACCGGAGCAGCATTCAAACTGTTGAGATCCAGGTTGTTTAGTTTAACATTGGTACAGGCAGCGTTGGTCATGTTGACAGGATAGCCGCCGGAGAAGTCACCAACGATGTCCACGTCCTCAAGAACAATACGGTCCAGAGCGCCGACGGTTTTGATACCGTCAGTTTTCTGAGTGCCTGTAGTTGAAGGGAAGTATTTGTAGCCCTTGATTTGCATACGAGCAGCGGCATTAGTGGTAAGGATTTGAACTGTTGCTGCCTTACCTGCTGCATCGTAGAATTCAGCGTCGAACATCTTGAAATCAGCTGCTTGGACAACAAGAGCACTCACAACAGCGTCGATTCCAGTGAGAAACCTGGGACCGATTAGAGTTACATTAGCTGCTGTTACGAGAATGGTTCCTGCTGTAGCATCGAGTCCCAAAGTTGCACGAAGAGAACCAGAGCCGAGAAAGAGAATTGTAATGCCTATGGTGTCGAGTGTTAGTGCTCCTGCGGCGTCGATTGATTCAGTATGACCGGGAGCAACGATAATCAAATCACCATTGCTTGCTGTGCACTCTCCTACAGCAAAATCAATAGTGGCAAAGGGTTGAGTTAGATTTTTGCCCCAACCGGAAGTATCCGAAGCATTCGCGTGACCGGAGTCTACGAAGAACACGTTTCCAACGGGAAGCGCGGTGTCGATATGAGGCAAAGTGGGAATACCGCCAAGACTATAAACTATGTCTCCAAATGTTGACATTTAGACTTTACTCCTTTCTTTACCTCAAAGTTAGCCCGTACTACCATATATTCCACGCCACGAACCATGAGCCGAGGAAGCGATATCTTGATAACTGGTGCAGACAGCATTCATGGTGTTGGGATCATCGAACATGTCGAAAATGTCATCTTCACGAATCAGGAAGTTTACGTCATGGTTTTGCTTGTTGATAAGAAACCATGCAGTAGAACTGGTGAAGTAGTGACAAACCATCCAAGTAAGATCGTCGGCAATGATTGCGTTGATTTCATTGTCGGCCTTGTAAGGTACGCCGCCACTACCAAGGATTTCACGAGCAATCCACTTCTTTTGTGGCGGGATCAAACACATATTGGGAGACATTACCTGCGGCATTCCACGTTCGTTCACCATTGTTTCAAAGGACATGATACCGGCCTGAAGACCAGTGATGGAGAAGGAGATGTCTACTGCGGGACGGTTGCTGGATGTACCGCCGTCACCGGAGCGGGTGTGTGTAGTGGTGCAAAGGTAGTCGTTATCAAAGCCGCCCGCTGTAGTGAAGGCTTCGTTGAAACGTCTCCAGGCTTCCACTTCTTTACGGTAATTAGCTGCCCGTTTAAGAGCTGCGGGGATTTCCCGCAAAGCACCGTAGAGATCGTCGCGCCAGGCTTCATGGGTAATTACCGAGGCTAGGCCGTAAGGGTAGGATGTGTAAGTTACCGTTCCGCCGATTTTGATGGAGTCAGTCGGGAACTGTCCGCCTTCAGACTTACGAGGCTGAGTTCCAAGCATAGCAATCTGTTGGTCGGTTTGGTCTTGCCATTCCAGAGGTCCAACGTGCATGACAAGAGGATACTCAGCAGCACGTTCCTCACCTGCCTCAATGTAGACTTGTCTATATGTGGGAGCAAGCAATGCGGTTATACTTCCGCGAGTCAAAGGTACAGACATTTTATATTACCTCCTAAAATGATTAACTGATTTACACTTCCCCCCATCAGCCAAGTGCTACAGGTGTTTACTGTTAGAGCTTAATTGCTACGTTACTGCTGTGCCATACACAGTAGCTAGCGGTTTGAACATGAAATAAACAACACCGTTGAGAGTGCCTACAACGTCCTTGAAACCGACAATGATCGTGTCTTTGTGAGTTGTTTCATCGGTGTCAATCCACCACTTGTTACTGGTTACATTAATACCGAACTCGGCGAACATGTGGGTAGCGTAGACAAGGGTCGCTGTAGCTGCGTCGTTCTGGATCTGACCCTCAAAGATCAGACCGGGAAGAGCGGGAATGACTTGAATAAGAGTTCCAGCAGTCGTGTTGTGACCATCACATGTAGCTAGGCCGATGATGGTTCCGGCAGTCGGATCAGCTCCACCTACGACGGCTGTACCACTTGAAGCTACCAGCAAATCACCGGCTTTAAAGGTTTGACTAGCACCTTCAGGAACCTCAATGAGCGGGTAGGATGTGAACCCGGCCATTGCACCAAGAGCAAACGATTGAGTAAGTGCCATTTAGTTTTACCTCCCTAAGTAAGGTATTGTAGAAAGTTTACTAAAACTCCCCTCCACAACGCTGTCAATTATTTGACATATTGGAGAAATGTCAAGTAAAAAGTATTAGTTAGTAATTCTTTTTATCTGCGAATCTCCATTCCAGGGACCGTTCCGTTTTTCAACATACGATCAACAGGACCACCTCCTTGCATGACCACTTTCTGAGCAGGGGTGCCACCACCGAAGCGCTGGACAATGCGAGGTTCGTTGAAGGAGGTGGAGAGGCCGAGTTTGGCTGCGGCGTCTTGCAAGTCTTGATCACCGGAAGAAGCTTTGAGTTTGCGCACGTAGTCTTCGTAGGCTTGGAGTTTCTTGTATTTTTCGATTGGGATACGCATGAGAAGGCAGTCACCAAGGCGTCGAGTGGTGTCTACGTGTTCGAGTTCTTTGGCTTCAACGTCATTGCCTTGAACTACGATCCAACCGTAGGTCTTCTTCATGGTGATTTCGGTTCCGTGCTGTCCGGTGAATACCCAGGCATACTGCCAACCAGGAAGCTTGTCGGAAACTTCGTGCATGGAAAACTCTTGCATAGCGTACTGGAGTTCACGGTCTGGTTCGAATGCGGCTTCTGGGATTGATTCCATTTCCGGCATTTTTGTTTCTATCGCTTCTTGAAGAGCGTCTGTTCGCTTGGCGAGTTCTTCATTACGCGCTGCGCCGGGCGGGGGAAGCTGTGTTTCGGGATTTATCGAATCGGGAACTTTGATTGCGGGCATTTGTTATTTATCCTCCAACTGAAAACGTTGATTTAGAATATTCAAATAACTCAACATATAAGTAAGTTGTAACTGCATCAAGACTTGTTTGTGAGCTGACAGTTCCTGAAATATTGAATTATTCTCGATGAAATTTTCCAATTTTTCAGTACGCTTTTTTAATTGAATAATCTCCTCCCGCAAACGACCGATATAAGTGCTAGGCATTGGCCTTCCTTTCTATGCGTTACCTTCAACGGATTCCAAAGGTTTGTAGTATTTGTTGTAGTAGGATTCCCAATCTTTCGTGCCTTGGGACTGAGCGAACTTTTCGATTGCTGCGGGTCCGGTTGAGCCGTATTTGAAACGAATTGCTTGAATAGCAGCATCAGGAAGGATCTCGGTTGGATCGGGAACGTTGGAGGATTGAGTATGAGTGGTTCGTCGAGAATTAGGAGCGGTGTTGTCTACTTGAGTTGCTGCTGCTTGGCGTAGGGTGGTTTCACGTTCGGCTGTAAGAATTTCGTCCAAGTGACCGCCAACGACAAAGTTGTAGACGCCTTTAAGCGATTCAGCATTTACACGAGCTTCCGGAGGGAGACTGGAAATGGCTGCGTCGATTTCCTTTTTGTAGGTCTTGTAGTGAGGAAGGGTAGATAGAGTTTGCTGATTCAGATTGCCAATAGAAGCCATGCCCACAGTTTTGAGCTGTTCAATTTCCTGCATGAGTGTAGCGTTGCTGCGTTTGGCGATAGCTTCATGTCGTTTTTGCGTGATTGCTGCGGCTTTGTGTTTGTCAGTGATGTTTCCAGCAATGGCGTCAGCATATTCTTCGTCGGTTACATCATCAACAACAGAAACAGTTGGAACTGTTGTCTGTGATTGGTTCTGTTTCATAAAGTAATTGGTTACATTGTCGAACTTCTCCAGCATAGTAGTTTGAAAGGACTGAAATTCATCCTTTGTGACTACGGCAGGAGTTTCGACAACAGGGGAAGCAGTAACTACAGGAGGTTCTACTTTAGGCTCCGGAACGACTACCGGAGCGCTTTCCTGTTTGTGCCGATTGAAAAGCATCTTGTGTATCCCTTTCTTTTTGATTGATGAGTAAGGAATCGCGTAAGGATTCGTAAGTTCTTGCTTCACTGAATAGATTGTTGGCTTTAGTATAGTTCCCCTCTAATGACGCTTTCACTCCTTCTTGAGTTTTTGTGGATATGCGTTGATTCATGTCGGATATAAAGTTACTCAAAATTGATTGATTGTCAATTATTTGACTTTGCCAAGTGGACATTTAATTATCCTTTTTTACAATATCAGACATGTGGGTTTGAACGTAATCAAAGAAAGCACTGAAGTCTTCTGAAGTTAAATCGGTAATTGGAGTGTCTTTAATACGCTCAAATTCTTCCTTGGATATAGTCATTTTTATTCTCCTCCTATTAGAGCTTGCGGTGAAACGTTCTTTGTCGCTTGCTGTCCTTGACCTGCGCCTAGTTGACCAAACATTGCAAGAAGTTGTTGTAGACCTTGTTGGTTCATTGCTGCGTTGTTGAGTGCATCGAGTTCGTTATCTACGTCTATTATAAAAGCACCAGGGTCACGAGTAGAGTCAAACGTGCGTAAGGTTCGGTCTATTATTTCTCCTGTTGCGTGAGCTATCTTGCCGGCTACTTCACGAACTTCTTGAGGTACTTGTGGGTTAGCTGCAACCATTACAAGTTCCATTGTTTTGGTGTAATATTGGGACAGGATGTTCATAAGGATAACGGCGTTTTGACGATCTGCTTCACGGTTTACGGAGGCGGTGGAGGCGGTTAGTTCTACTTCTATTTCGGAATCGAAGTTTTCTTGCATGAGTAGACGAATTACAAGTTCTCCATCGTCTGAGCCTAAGACAGCTATGATGTGTTCCATGAATTTAGCCGATTGAGCGTTGTTTTTCTTGAGGACTTCTTGGTAACGATAGAGTCCTTGTTTGATGGAATTGGTTACGCAGAGCTTTATGTCATCGAATGCAGGAGTGAAGCGCTTGTTGACTTGTTGAAGCAGAGTCATTGCGGTTATACCGGGAGTGCGCGAACCCAGCACTTGCGAGGGTCTTGGTGTGTTCATGTCATTTAAGCCAACTCGTCGTTCAGAAAAGGATATAGTCATTGCAATAGCTTGAGGGAGTGAAGCGTCTACGGAATGGAACTGAACTTCACGAACGTCTGTAGTGGGATCACCCTCTATTTCAGTTACTTTACCAGGCCAGCGAGTCCAGTTGTCGGGAAGGATTCCGGCTTTGGCGAATACGTCTTTGGTGTTAGCTTGAAGAGAATTGAGTACCCAGAAATTGTAAAAGTCGGAAGCACCTTCTTCGTAGGGCTTGATCATTTCAAGGACGCCTAAGCCCCAGAATAGATGTTCTTGTTTCTGATAGCGAGTTACTTCGATTGGGCGATTGTCACACTGGTTCCAGGAAGCATAGAGAACATTCTTGCTGGATCGGTCATAGACAAAGAAAATGTCCTCTTCTATTCCATCATCGTCAATGTCGAAGTAGGCAAACACTCGGATAATTTCGTAGTTGTTTCCTTTTGTACGTGTGCCTTCGTATTGACGAGAGAGAATTTCACGGCGAGATTTGACCCAATCTTTAGAGCCGCAAGGTTTGATTAGTTCTTCATCAGTACCAAGGTTCCATTTGTTGCGTTGAGCTTCTTCGCGAAGTTCTGTGATTCGATACCATTTACGAAGACCTACCCAGGGAAGAGTCTGAACATCTGAGCCTACTACACCAGGGGGAACAATGAAGTCTTCGGGCGGGTAGGGGAATGTTTGCGGATGAGAGGAAAGGACTTTGGAGGTGGAGGTCTTCTTTACCCGTTCAACCATTGGTGTGTAGATTACTCCGGTTCCGAGTTTGAGATCAGAGAGAGCTACATCGTCTAAAGTGGGGCGAATGTTTAACTCGTTTGGAGCCATCCAATTTACCCAACGTTGAAGAGCTTTGGCTGTGGCTTCAGATTGAGTGTCGTTGCGCATTTTGGGAACAGGACGACAGGTGAGAAGGGGAGTGATAGAGAATATGAGATCGACTATTTGAGCATAGAGAGCGTCTACGGCTATAGCGCCCAGGGTTATTTCGAGATTGGGAGCGTTTTCAACCGGGTAGTTTTTGATCGCCGCGCGAGGTTGACCGGAGTACATGCGTAGGAGGTTGCGCCAATGGGATTCCATAGATTTGCGCATGGACATTGCATCTTCAAGTTCGAGAGCAAACCATTGAGAGAGATTGGTTATTTGTTCTTCGGTAAAAGGTGTCGGTATGTTTTGATGGAGTTCGGTTAAGCGCATTTTATAAGTTCTCCATAGGTGCAATTCGTTTCATGTTGCCTCCCTTATAGCTTAGTAATATCCAACATAACTCTTACTGACGTCGATCATCCAGCCTACCGTCACCGCCGCACCCGGATCAGCATCTACATACACGACAGCCCTATGGTCACTGGATGGAGTGAGCCTGATTTTTGCCGACGTGCCCCATGCGTCAATGAAGGACGCGGCAAGGTAAGCACCCGTGCCCGTTATCCCTTTGACGTTGGTGTAGAAAGCGGTATAATTCGTTCCGTTTGCGATATCTACCTGCCCGTACTGAACCATATCTAGGCCCAGGTTGTCGCGAATAAGCCGGGAATAGTTGGTTCCCTCTGAGTAATTGTTTAGTGTGCAACCCCGCGACTGCACATACCCGTCTGCTTTAGAATCGGGATCGGCACCATCGGACAACCGCACATATATCGTAGAGAAACCGAGCGTATCATTATCCGCATAGTCCCATGTCCCGGCAGTGAGCGCAGTAGTGCGAGTGCTGGTAGCACATTGAGAAAGAATTTGTTTAATATCTGAGTCCATAAATATCCTCTAATATAAATAACTAGATCTCTTTGCTGACTGGCTAAAAGTATTCGCCCCATAATCTGTATTGGCTAATCGAATCGGAACCGTCTGAAAGCTGACCAGTCAATTTCACTGACACAGCTTCCGTGGTCACTACGGAAGCTGTAGTGTAGTCATCAGATGTTATTATGCCTCCCGTGCGCATTAACAGCCATATACATTGTGACGAGGATGAGACATTCTGAATCTCAACATCTAAGCGCCACTCACTGGCGTTATTATCGGCGGGATGCACAGTATAAGCAGTCGCACCCCAATAGAACTTTATGGTTTTCGTACCCGCCGCTCCAGTGTTTCTCCCCCAAGCCGTGAAACGCACTCCATTTACAGAGTCCATCTTTTTTGCTAATATTGTAGCGGCTGCCATTAGGTCGGTTTCATCAGTGGTGCCTGTCCTAGTTACGGATGTAACATTCCTAATAATTGTGTGGCCCGAAAAAACATTATTCTCAGCCGACCCGGAGTTAATTCGTATGTTGTTTTGAACTGTATTTACCCCGATAGATGAGTAATCGTCTATTGCCACCGTAGTAGCATTTTCTATATGATTATCAGCCACAACAGTTCCAGTAACCGTTCCTCCTATCAAAATTCCTCGCACCTGAGTAGCCGAATCTTGATTGTCGTAGAGATAATTTCCGCGAACTATTCCGTTGCTTGTACCAGCTTGAAGAGTTACGGCTGCCTTGGATGTATCCGTTAGACAATTATTGTATATAATGTTCCCATTTATTATATACCGAGTAGAATTGGTGTTAATCCATACCCCATAGATATCGTTTTCTTTGATAATATTATCTGCAATTGTGAAACCGTAAGCTGCTGTAGTCTGTATCCCTTGACCATTTCCTTTTATTGTGTTGCCTATTATAGAGACACCTAGATCTTTTTCTATATCTGACGTAGAGTTATTTACTAAATAGATACCGACGTTGTTCCCGAAAATTATATTTCCTGTAATTGCCACATTCCGAGAAACTTCGTATGCACCAGTAGAAGCCCCAACATGTATTCCATATGTACCGTTGTCATAACACTGATTGTTAGCTACTATAACCTCTGTTGCACCTTGGTGCAGGCCAATACCTGAATCAATTTCGTTATCGTAGTAAAAACCATTAATAATTGTGATCTTATTAACATCTCCAGAATGTAAACCTTTCTTTCCATTTCCGTGAGAAATTACCCCATCAAAAATAACATTAGAAGCTGTAACCGGCACACCTGTACCATTCGCTGTAACATTTTTAAATTCACAATTACGAACAACTGTATTTGATGATCGCACAGACAATCCATAATTAGCACTTCCGACCGGAGTCCAACTCTGATTGGCTCTATTGCCGTCAATAGTCAAATTCTCAATTAGAATATCGCTTCCTCCGTTAGCAGTTGTAAGCGGAGATAATGTAGCCACAGTACCCGCCGAAACGTTGTCAGGGATTTTGAGGATTGAACTACCTATGCCAGCGCCATAAACTCTTCGGTTCGATGGAATCTCAACTTGTACTGATAACAAGAAAGTGCCGGAATTAATGCATGTGTTCCCCACTGTAACTGCGGCCAGCAAGGCCGCGCTATTAGCGGCAGCTGAAGCGGACTCAGCAAACCCAAACCATGCAGCATTAACATAAGAGGTATCGCTAAAAACCACCTCACCCGCGACCGCCACGAATTGCTGATAGGGGCCGGTTGAAAGTAATGGGCCGTTGATAGTGAGAACGTGGCCTGTGCAAGTAACCAGTGCGCCTTTGTTAATGTATAAGCTAATAGTAGAGGGTATTGTGACATTAGTAGTTAAAGTCTCTGATCTAGTTACTTGCAGCTCACAAGGAGGAGCATTGGCGACTGCTGTAGCTAAATTGCCATAAGCTTCAACGTCTATCTTGCCGCCTGTGCGTAGATCAGTAACAGCAGTGATAGCTGTTCCGTTGGTGTCTACTTTCATCAAGCGAACTGTCTTGGTTGGTTGGACAGGTTCGGAAGCACCGGAAAGTTTGGTAGCGAAAACTAAATGACCGGAGCGGGTAACAGTTGCTTCGTCAATGGATATTGTGCGAGTATCGTCATAATCAGCATAGACGTATGTGGTCGTAGTTGCTATGTATGTATGACTGGTAGCAGCTTTGTAGACGTAATAGCCACCAGGAAAAGCCGTGAGAGCGCTGATTGTATGAGCTAAGGTGGCTGAAGTTGTTCCAATTCCACCCTGAAGTACGTAACCGGCGTATTTTGCTTGAAATCTGGAAGGTTCTTCACCTTTGAGAAAGGCTTGCAAAGTAGACAAGAAGGCACTGTTTTGCACAGGTAAGGTGCAGATTGTCTGTGTTGCTGCTCCGAGGAGGGCTGAGGTTAGAAGGACTACTATAAATGATCTAATTAAGTGTTTTTTCATCCTGCTGCTATCCCTTCTACTTGAGCGTCAGAGCCTGAAGCGTTGGAGACTGTTGCGTTGGTTGAGGCTCCGGCGTCTATGGTTGCGTCAATTATGGCTATTATTCCCCCGGCATTGAGTTCTATTCCGGCATCGGATTGACCATCAAGACGAAGAGTTACAGCCTGATCGGAGTTTAGAATTAGAGCTTTGAGAGAAGCTAAGTCAGAAGTAGGAGTTGCAACGTATCCGCCTGCTGTAGCGCGAACTACAGAGAATTGCTGTGTTTCGTCTACTGAGATTCGACGAGAGAGAGGATAGCCAGGGACACGCACACCGTCTATTTCACAGTCTATGGAGATTTTAATTGTAGCCACTTTATGACTCCTTTGATTGTTTAACTATTTACTTAATGAGGAGTTACCGCAATCGCCCCGCCGCTTGTTCGTGGCGTTACCGTAATCGCACCTGCGCCTAAGTTAGAAAACGCCACACTTGATTCAGGTAATGTAAAATTGACTGTAATATGGGGTGCCTCTGTATCCCAGTTTCCTGCTGCGTCCGCACACCCTACATAAACATCATTTGCGCCTATAGAGTAGCCGGATGTAACGCAAGACCATGAGGTTGTACCAGTGCAGGCCGTACCATTTGATGCGTTAGGAGCTGCGCCTATACGATATTTACAGCTCGTTACGCCTACCGCGTCGGAGGCGGTACCGGTTACGGTAAGTGAATCTGTACTGATTGCCTGTGGGTCTGATTGGTCGATTGCAGTTGTGGGGGGAGTTTCGTCGGGAGGTGGCTCGTCACCGATTGTATAGTCAACGCCAACGTAGGTATCACTTACCACTACATCGTCAATGGAATACCACTGTTCACGGTCTGCCATCGTATTACCGACAAGGTCCCATGGATTTTTGGAATTCCCTCCAATCGCAGCAAAACGGAATCCCCTAAGTTCTGCTGATCCCGCGTCATTGAAAGGGATATCGTCCCCTTCATACCCGGCAACATAATTTTTTTTATTCCCGTCAACCCATAGTTCTATTATTCCGTCTGCTGTGCCTATAGCTGAATTACGGGCATATCTCATTTCGACAGTATGCCAACTACCGTCTAGTAAACCACCAGCCTGTCGGTTCTCCGTTAATGTGCCAAGCGACCATAGGATATCCCCGAAACACATATAGGTTTCTTGGCATCGTGCGTTTGTGTAAAAATATAGTCCTGAGTCATAGAGATATAACCCTCCGGATACATTCGGAACATTATTCTCGGAACCTGGATTATTGAGATATACGAATGGATTTTCACCAGTCACCATATGCTGCACGTGGTATAGCTTGAACTGCATTGCGTTGGTGTTCCATATCTCAAAGTTTGTTTTAAATCTAATCTTGTACCTCAAATAAATATCTGCGTACTCCTGTCCTAAATCCACACCAATATTGCCGTCGGAATCCTCGAATTGATCCGTACAAGATTCTTGCCAATGGGTAACACATTTTGCGCCGCTAAAGCAGGCATTTGTCTCGTCGGGATACCCGGCATAAGTATCAATATACATACTGTTGTTTCCAGGCACTCCAGTAACACCGGCACAAAAAGAATAACCGTTGTAATATGCAGTCCAACCCCCGGGAAGGCCACAATTGGAAGAACAATTATTACCAGCGTCAGTGGGTTGTTGTACCGTCCAGTCGGCGTCTGAATCGAAATTGTCCTCGAATATCACGGCAGCACCGCAACTTGTAGAAAATAAAATTAGACATAGTATTGTGATAATGATTTTCATTGGCATACGTCACCTATGGTAGTCCCATTAATTAGCACTTGGTCGTAGTGATGCTCGATTGATCCCGATTCACCGGCTCTCAACTGTAGCATGGTCGGCGGAACACTTGCGAGGCTGGTTCCCCCGGTTACAGACACAACGGGCGAACCGGGTTTGCTCGGAGGGGCTGCCGTGGGATCGGAAATCGTAGCAACATATATACTCACAGTTCCGTCGTTGCCTGCACCAGTAGCCAGCACGTAGTCTATCCAGACGGCATAAATTGTGTTGTCACCGGAAAACGGTGTAGTAGATGACGTCGCATAAGATGAGCCATGAAATGCACGAATGTTTCCATCTGTTCTGTGGTAGGCAGTTAAAATCGAAGCGGCATCCGTTGCTTCAGACACCCGGAAAAATCGATTTTGTTCATCAGGCGTTCCATCTGTAGTACGATACCTAAAAAATATTGAGCCTGACGTCGGGCTACTAGCTATAGGAATATTTAGTATAGCCATGCCCGATGAGGACGTTATCGTAGCATATTGACTCGTTCCCCTCATGGGACTAGTTGTTACATCCAGATTAATTGTGCCCCCGTTTTTGTCCAGAGTTTCTGAATTGTCTTCGGAACATGGATCACATGTTTCTACGGTAGTATTAAAATTCTGACAGACAGCAAAACCAGAACAAGACGAGTCCGAACATGATGATTGTGTACTATTATTCGTCACGGCCTTATCCGTAAAACTCGCTAAATCATTCCCGGCCCCGTCCTCAATACCGTTTGCTCGGGTTGTGTAATCTACGCCCCCATTCGCTACGGTATCTCCACTATTGACCGTAGGCGATCCAGTGCAGACTACCGAGTTCGATCCACTCCCCGAGGCATACGAAAGCGTGATTGCTCCCGCCGTAGTCATGGCCGCCGTGAAGTCATCGCAGCAATGAGATGTCGTTCCGCAGGATACGGCTTCGGAATAAGCGAAGGTCCAGGATGTTCCGTTTGTTCCGATGCCTATTGTGCTGGCTGTTGGAGGAGTTGTATCGACCGAGGCATTCTTCCTCGCGATGACTTGTGTCATCTGCTCAGTTACACCAGCCGACGCCGGTAAGGTCGATAAGATAAATACAAGAAGAAATATAATTCTCTTCATTATGCGCCTCCGTCCGTCCAACCATTTGAAGCACAGAACCAACCAGTAGCATCATAGTAGATACAGGATATTATATCCCCGGCTGTAGATTTATTTGTAGCCTTGTCTCCATCATGCAGTGCTACTCCGTCCAAGTACATTAAATCATCTGACTGCGTGTCAAGGCTTACAGCAATAGCTCCAATCGTCACAACGCTGAAATTCATACCCGAAGCCAAACCATCGCAAGCAGTCATAGTTGCCGCTGATGTGACATAGATAACCCCGCCATAGCACTCTAAAGCATTGTCGGTCCCGATTGTATAGGCTCCCGATTTACTGTTTGTGGTTACGCTTTTGAGAGTACTTATCGGGATGTCGTCAACATGGCCACCTGTTATACGTCCTACAACTGTTTGCGCTGCAACTGATACCGCTGCTGCTTTACCCCCGGAATCTCCTGCCCAAATAGAGTCGTAGGCCAGGGCCAGGTCGAAAGATGTTGCATTGGCTAAAGTTCCGTCTGCGCCGTGAAGAAGAAGGGAAGCTGCGCCAGGAGTTGCAGGCTTGCCGCCAAGGTTTGTCCAGGTAATACCGAGGTTCGTCCGTGCAGTAGCATAGTCGGCGGAGCCGAGGAAACTCACCATATTGGCCGAGGAACTTATCACTCCCGCCGTACCAGATCCGGTAAAATACGGGATAGCGTTGGCTGCGCTCGTTAGACCGGCAAGAGCGGTAAGTTCTGCGTCGAGCGACTGTCGGAGTTGCAGCATGTCATAAATTTTATCGGCACTCCAGGTTTCGGTTGTGTCGCCGTCTCCGGCCGAGTCATTTATAACAGAAGAACCAGACAACAAGGCTCCTATGTCTGAATAGTATACTCCGTCAACTAGTACACCTATTCCTGGGCCACCTTTAGAAAAAGTTAAAGTAGGTACAATTAGAAACAGAAGTACAAGAATCAACCACCAAAGTTTTCGGGAAGAGTTAGACAGGGTAGACATAGAGAGTCCCTCCTGCTGTGAGTGTAGTAATAGTTAAACCGTCGAACCATCTGCCTTCGCCGAAATCGAGTTCTTGTTCACCGGCGGGAGCTGCTGCAAGTGAGGTTGCTGTCCAGATTTCATCGGCATCAGTTTCATCAATGGCTAGAGATTGCGAAGCGGCTGAAGGTTTCCAGAGGAATTTGCTGATTTTGATTGGACCTTGAGTAGTATAAGACCAGATAGCCCCCGCTGTGTCTAAGGTCCATACGTTTGAGCCATATACGTTTGCCATGATCTTATACTCCTTTGTTACTGTTTATTGGTGTAGTAGTGTAGATGTTGAGCTATGACTTGCCTTTCATTTGCATTGCGGCAGCCCCTATGAGAGCGCCGAATTGTGCAGAGGCTACGGTGCGAAACTCCCAAATCCAGCAGGATAGGATTGCGAATAGAGCTACCAGGATAGCTGCGCCGAGGAATAGTCTGTGGTCGGAATCCATTACTTGATTACTCCCATTATTCCAGTAGCTGTGGATTCAGGGATTGTTGCTGTGATTGATGGAGTCGTGTTTACTGGTTTGTTCTGATTGAGAGTTGAATTGATGGTGGAATTGTTGTCTACATAGTAGTTGTTAGTGACTGTCATGCAAGATGAAAGCAGACAGATGAGAATTGCTACTATTGAAAGTTTGATTATAGACATTGAAATCCCCTCCTTAGAAACTGTTTAACGGTTTGAAGGGTGAAGGAATAAAGGATTAGTTTATCTGAAGGCTTTTCCTTTGTTACCCTGTTTGCCGCCCTTTTTTGCGGGACCGGAGATGTATTTACCAGCTTTGGCTGTTTTGCCTGCATTTTGATTGGTGGATTCCCCGGAATTTGCCGCCTTTGCCACGCCTTTGTCTACTGTGCTCATTGAAAGTACTCCTATAGTTAGAGGTTTGGTGTCAAAGTTACAACACTGTCAAATTAATGACATATTATTGGGAAAAAGGGGAAAGTCAAGGTAAATCTGAGAGTTTTTAAAGTGTTTTTCACGGTAAAATGGAGATCTTGCGGCAAATTTGAGCAGCGCCTATGATGAGGGTTATGAGAATGCCTAAAACAGAAACTCCTCCAATTAACCAGGACAGTTTAGCGTTTATTCGATCCAGCTTGTCGAATATACGAATATTGATCGAGTCCTGATCTTTCTTGGCTTCTTTTAAATCTGCTACAGCTTCACATACTCCTGAGTGTTTGCTGCATTCACCGTTGGTTAGAGTTGCTGTTGAGGGCATTGGAAGTTTCCTTTCTGACAGGACAGTCAAAGTAGACTACGTGATTGAGCGTGTTGGGGTCGTAGCCTTTGGAATGGAAGGTGTAGCCTTGATCTTGAAGAGCAGTAATGAGAGATTCTTCAAGGGTGAGTAAAGGGTAGGAGGATGAGTATAAGACTTTTATGCGCATAGAGGTATCCTCCTTATTCATTAGCAGTTCCGTTTGTTGGAGAGTTTTCGGAAGCTGTTAACTTCTGCATAAGTTTTTGACGCTCTTCTGCTACACGACGCTCAATGTACCAGGAAGGAGAGCCGGTTTCACGGAGGTATTTTGCAAGTTGGGAGATTTCTTCGTTTTGAGTGACAGCTTCAGCACGACGAGGAATGAGTTTGAGGTTGGAAGCGAAACAGTCTATGAGATCGAGATATTCGTCGGCTGCGGGAAAGCCCCGAAGAGCTGAGTCAAGTTCAAAGAGGTTGGGAGCAAGGAAGAGTTTTCCGTAGTTTATAAAGGGTTCGATTATAGTGCGAATGCGGTATTTTTTGTCGATGTTGGTCGGGACATTGACGCCAAGGAAAGAGCCTAGTTGATTTTTACGTTTGGCTTCCATGCGCATGACGTCGGCGAAGACTGATTGCATGGCTACAGCTTCTATGCCGAAGACTTTAGGGTTGAATTGTTGACGGACTTTGAGAAGTTTGTCGATGTAGCCGGTTGTTGGGAGTTTGCCAAGCCAAGCGAATACGGCGAAGGCGTGGGTTTGAGGGGAGACTGCTATTACGGTAATTGCCTGTTTGGATTGTTTGATTGAGGATCGGCTAGAGTTCTTGCGTCCGGATGCGGGATCGGTGAAGGCGTAGTAGGTGCAGAGTTGGGAGTCGATTTCAGGCATTGTCAAACACCCTATTTTCCAATAATCGAATCAATCTATGCGTTTCTTTCTCAGCTTCATTTTCATCAAACGTTCGACGTTCTGCTATATCATTGAGATTGCGTAGCCAGAGTTCTGCACATTCATGGAAAGCTGATCGTTGTACTTGAACTTTTGTTACCTTGTTTTTGCCCCAATCAGCACCAAGAACAAGTAAAGCTGTGCGCCCTATTGCTTTAGTCCAGCATTCAGCGTATACATCAGGGTCAACTGTTCCTCCGTGTTGAAAACCAATTGCCCACTCGTGCAAAGAAAACCAATCTATCCATTTACACGCTTCTTTTCTAAATATTTCAAAATGTTGAGTTGTAGTTAAATTAGGCATACCTTAACCTCATATATTCTCCACGTCCATGTTTAAGGAACTCGTCGTAAACCTGTTGAGTGGACATTGTTGTACCTTCAGGAAGTCCTGGGGAGCCAATGTTGGACTCCTTAGCCAGCAATGTATCCCGGAGGTCTTCGCTGTAGATGAACATTCCGTCTTTTAACTCGAATTGTCGAACAAGGGACATGTCAAAGTCAACAAGATCAGGGTCAGAAGCGTCGTTCATGTAGAGCAGGGGGAAGAGGGAACCGAATTGTTTCTTGAGATCCTCTATACCCTCCTTCAGTACGTTGCCTTCCTTATCTTTCATTGTATGGAGAGAAAACTTTTCCGGCCAAATCATTTCTCCACCGGAGATCATTGATTTGAAGGATTTGTTCCATTCAACAGTGGGATCTTCTTGTTCAATGTAGGAGTAGAGATCAAACACGGACCAACGAGTGCCGATGATGAATTCTAGGGAGCTCAAACCACTCTCTATTGGATATTCGTCAAACAGTGCACGGCTTGCTACGTGCCACTCTATCGCACGCGCCATGACTACGGAACTGTTGCGGGCTTCGACGGAAATTAGATCGTCTTTTATCATTACGTTGGGTCGGGAGCCGGTTACAGCAACGCCCACGCCAACCGCACGGATGGATGCGTCGGGGTATTCGACCACGCGAGGAATGGTCATTTCCTGAGCGTTCCATTTTTTCGACTCTTTGGAAGGATTTTTGTATGTTCGGTGCGGCCAAAGAGAACGAAAGAGAACGTTGGACTCAAAGATGGACTGGATTACGCGCAAGTTGCGTTCGGCCATTGTTTGAGTTTCACCGGCCAGGAGGATACGACAATCGGAGCCTTCCAGGGTTGGAAAGTAAATATTGGTAGCTGCTGGCTGAATTAGAATGTGCGGAGGAAGACAATGAGCTACCATACTGGATTTTGCGTGACCACGGGGCATCAGGAGTCCCTTGCGAAAGGGCGGTCTTTTTTGGATGAAGTTGCAAATAGGAAGATGGAGAGTGTTGGTTAGATAGTTTCTTCCAATAATAGCCTTGGAGAAGAAGAACAAGGAGCGTTCAGCAAGAGAACGGATGTTTGTCTGGAACTCACCATCGGAGTACTCAGGCACACCAGCTTGATAGAAGGTT